CTCCAGGCCGGCGAGATGATCCGCCGCGGCATCACGCCGGCCAGGTTGGCCACGCCATGGCGGGCGCAGAGGTCGGTGATGTCGGCCGCACGGGCCGCGATGGCGGCAGCCGGATCGTCCCCGCCCGCCTGCGGCGCGACAGTGCCGGGCTGGGCGGCCGGCGGCGCGGCGCGCGACTGTTCGGCGGCGGGGTTGGGCTGCGGGTTCGCGCCGCCCTGGGTTTGCTGTTGGGGCATGTTCTCTCCAATGGGATGTGCAGCCGCACGCGCGGCCAGGGGGGCATCCGCCGCACTGGCGGAATGGGTGGCGCCGGACGCCACGGCGCCGAGGGCGCGCGTGATGACGGCGGATTGGGGCGGGCGCTGCGGCGCGGCGTCGGTCGACCGGGCCGCCGGCTCGCCGCTGGCGCCGAGCTGCTGGCGCAGGGAGCGCCCTTGAACGGCCGCGGCAGTGAAGTGGTCCAGCGCGGGCAGGTCCGCCGAGCGCGAGGCCATGTCGGCAGAGCGCGTGCTGGCACCCATGTCGAAAGGCACGGGCACGAAGCTGATCTCGAAGGGCATCCAGCGGATGCCGCGCATCAGGATGCGAGAGCCACCGTCCGTGCGCGCCTCGGGGGTGATCTTCTGCCAGCTGGTGACGCGGTAGCCCACCGAGATGGCGCGGATGATCCCCGCCTTGATGTCGCCCACCAGGCCCCGAATCTCCTCGCGGCCCGACAGCCGAAGGCGTGCCATCGCACGGCCGCCGTCAATCCAGCCGCGGGTGGCGATGCCCATCACGCTAGCCAGGCTCCAGCGGTTGTGGGAATCCAGCGCCTGGCACACACCAGCCTCGACCCGCGACATGTCCACCGCGGCGTCGCTGATCTCCAGCTCCTCCTCGTAGTACTGGTCCGTGGACCAGTCATACCGCAGTCCGCGCGCGCCGGTGGAGAACACGACGTCCACCTCGTTGGTGGACTCGTCATAGGAGCCCGGGACGAGCGAAGCCTCGCGGGTGAAGACGAACTCGTCGCCCTCCAGCTGCTCTGCGCGCTGGGCCTCTTGCGTGGGGTTGCTGGGGTGGGGCATGCCGTCACTTTCTCGCGTTGGGGTGTTTCACGACTACCCGAAACTGAAACACTCGGGCAGATGACATGTGACTCAGTTGGCATTCGCCGATGCGGCTGCATCGGCGTTCGCTTCGGCCTGGTCCTGCACGGTCGCGCGCGCTTTCTGCATGGCGAGCAGCACGTCGAGAAGACCTGCTGCCCTCCACGCGTCGATGTCGTCCTTCAGCTCGGCGAGAACCTTGGCGGGGTCGTACCCCCGACGGCGGATGAGCTCGCTCGGGCTCATCAGGCCGCCGGCCACCAATGCCAGGTCAGCGTTCACGTCCTGCTGCGGGTTGGTGTACTCCCAGCGGGGCGTCGAGAACTCGACGGCGAAGGCTTCGCGCCGCAGGCGGGCCTTGCCCTCCAGCTGCGCCGCCTCGATGAACCAGCGCCAGATGGGCTTGGACAGGCCCGGGATGACGTGCAGCCACTGCACCATCTCGCGCTCGCGCCGGTAGGTCTGCTGACGCATGCGGGCGCTCGTCCAGGTGGATTGGCGCATGTCGCCCGTCATGTCCTCGTACGGAACGCCCCACCCTGCCGCGATCAAGTGAAGGTCGAACTTGACCGTGTCCACATAGCCGGGCGCCGCATTGGGCTGCACGGTGTTGAGGTTCAGGCCTGCCGGGATGCCGACGATGCCGCCAGAGGGCAGGCTGCCGAGTTCACCGGCCGCCTTCGACGCCGCCTCGATGTCCGCCTCAGCCAGCAGGGAGGCATCGCCGCTGGCGACTACCGCCAGCCGGGTCTCCAGGTTCTTGCGCGCGATCTCGGCGTCCATGTACAGGCGCAGGTCGCGGGCGCTGGCGATGATGGAGGCCAGGCCGGTGAAACCGCGACCCTGGCCCGGCCGATTGGGCGCGAAGAAGTGGATGATGTCCCGGGCTGGCACCATGCGGCTGCGCCCGAGCTTGGTGCCGGGGAAGCCGAACACCCCCTGCACCGCGCCGGGGTGCTCCTCGAACAGCCAGTAGCCCACCCGGCGGCCGAGCACGTCGTACTGGATGCCGTTGATGACGGTGTCGCCGCCCTCTCGGCCGTTCTTGCTGGAGTCGAGCCAATCGATCTCCAGCAGCTGGATCTGCATGGGAACCGGCAGGCCGTCCTGCGGGCGCCGCCACCGGCGACGGATGAGCACCTCGCCATCGACCTCGGCGGCCTGGTACGCCAGCGCCTCGAGTGCCGCCAGGGTCAGCCGGCCGTCCGCGTCGCACACCTCAGCCCATTCGGCGTGAAGTGTGTTGATGGCGTCTGCCTGAAGCGTGTCGCGGCTGATGCGCTGGATGCCGGTGCCCACGGTGTTGGCCACGAGCGAGCGAAGGCCCGCGGCCACATAGGGCACGTTCTGTACGAGGGAGCGCGCCTTGTCGCGCAGCACCTTGCCGTCGGCCGCGTGGTCAGCATCAGGGCTGGCGCCAGCTCGGCGCGGCTTCCACTTGTCCATCGGGCTGGCCGCTTCGTACGCACGTGCCAGCGCCTGGCGCTGGAAGTGGCGGCGCAGCCCGCGAGCCGGGCTCATCCACCCCACGACGCGGTCAAGCAGCGTGGGCGGAGCCAGCGCCTGACGAAGCTGCGGCGCACCCATCAGTCGCCCCTCTGCGTGGAGAAGCCGAAGCGAAACACCGTGCGCCTGGACGACTGGGACGTGGCAAGCACGTCCGAGATGTGCTTACGGGCGTTGATCAGCTCGGAGGTGGAGCGGTAGCGGACGCGCTTGCCATCGAGCTCTACCTCCAGCTCGGAGGTGGCGATGGCGCGGTCCAGCGCATCGAGGTCGGTTTGCGTGTAGGCCACGCGCGGATGCTCCGGCGCATGGGTGTTTCACGACTACCCGAAACTGAAACACTCCCGGCTGGCGCGCCAGTCTGAGCGTGAGGTCTTACCGCTTTCCCGCCTGCCGCAGGCGCCGCCAGACGGTGACACGGCTGATGCCAAGCTCGCGCGCCACCTCGCTGCAGTTGCGGCCGTTGAATGCCGAGAGCACTTGGTCCACGCGCTGATCGCGCGGCACCTGCACGGCACGCACGTAGTGGTCGCCACCACCGAACTCCGCCCTCAGCTGCGCCTCGACGCCGCGCGCGATCGTGGCGAGCTCTGGCCGGTGCGCAGCAAGGAAGGCGACGATCCGGTCCACCAGGTCGGCACCGGCCTCCATCGGGATGTAGCCCCGCTGACTGGCCCGGCCGCCCACTTTCGCTGGCCGGTTCTCAGCGATTGCCGAAGGTGCCGCCGACCCTACAGGGACGGGCTTCGGATCCGGGCTCTGCAAGTCGAGCTGCGGCTCGTCCTGATCCATTGGAGTACCTCTTGGTTTGGTTCTTTGAACGGTGCTCACCAGCTGCGACCCAGGCCCACGGGCCTGCTGAGCGGAGGAGGTGGCGATGGGGGCAGCGATCGCTCCCGCGTGGGCGCGGGCCTGTCTTCGGGCATGTCGCTGGCAGGGGTGGAAGGCTCTGCCACTGCGGTCGCCGGCCCGGAGAACAGGTCGCGAGGCGGCTGGACCGCTGCGCGGATCTGCACCCAGCGGGCGTCTGTGAACTTGGGCAAGCCCAGCATGTGCGCCGCGTGCACGGCGTAGTTGCGGGTGTCCAGCACCTCGTTGCGTGGGCGGCGCTTGATCCAGCGCTCCTCAGGCCCCCGCACCGTGCTGACCAAGACCCGCTGTTCAGCGGTGAGCTGCTCGTACCACTCGCGTGGTAGCTGGTCGGAGGTGTGCACGAAGCCGGGCCCCGGCTGCTCGATACTGAGCTGGCCGTGCAGCAGGTCCTTGGCCTGCTTCACGCCAACGGTCCACAGCTTGGTGCCATTTGGCCACTTCTGGCCACGCCACGTCACGTCCTGGCTCGTGCCTGGCCCCTTGATGGGCTTCTTCGGGTCGCCATCACCCCGCACGGCGTACACCTTCAGCCCGCGAGCCTGCATGCGGCGCACGAAGTTCAGCACCGCCTGCGTCTGGTAGTTGGCGTCCAGGCTGATGGCATCGATGCCGAGCGTTCCACCATGCCACGCCTGCACGTAGCGCCGGATGATGTGCGCCTCGACGTCCGCCCAGAACTCGTCCGACTGGGGGTTGCCTTCGATGATCGGGTGGTCGATGGCCCACGACTCCATCCCAGGCCCCCAGCCCCACACC